AGTCGTTCCAGGGCCATCCGCAGGGCCCGGTCACGCTGATCCGTCGGGTACTTCTTCGGCATGAGGTGCATCCTTCGCAAGAAAGGAAGCGGCATCAAACCCGGGACGGTTCACTGCCGCCCGTCGCTTCGCCGACGACCCCACCCGCGACCCCGCCTTCACCCCACACCCCGCCACCTGGCTCAACCAGGGCCGCTGGGACGACGAGGGTCCAGCCCGCCCCGCCGAGCAGAACACCGCCGAGAAGCGACAGGCGCACAACCTCGCGCTCATCGAGCGCTTTGCCGAGCCACAGCAACCGACGATCGAGCCTGCCCGCCCGGACTGGCTCACCGCAGCTCCCGGATGGGGAACCTGATGAACGCACAAGAGGTCGCGGCGCTGCTAGCGGTCGTGTCGACCTACGACCGTCGCGCCCTGATGGACGGCGAGGTCCACGCCTGGCACGGCGCCCTCGGTGACCTGCGCTTCGAGGAGTGCCGCGACGCCGTCGTGAAGCACTACGGGACCGCGACGGACTGGGTGATGCCAGCGCACCTTCGCCGGCTCGTCACGGCAGCACGGCAGGACGCGGCTATGCGCGAGCTCCCGGGCCACCCTGACGACCTCGTGCCGATGCCGTCGTGGTTCCACGTGGTCGTGACGCAGCACAAGACGCAGACCCGCGAGGCGAACCGGCTGGCCCGCGACGAGGGCCGCCCGGTGTCGTACGGGACGACCGTGACCCGGCCATCGGACTACCGGCCGGCCGGTGGCCGATGAGCCTCGGCATCGAGGTCGTCGGCCTCCCGGCACCGCAGGGCAGCAAGCGCCACGTCGGCAACGGCGTCATGGTCGAGTCGTCGAAGCGGGTCCGGCTGTGGCGCGAAGCGGTGAAGCACGCCGCCCTCGACCACCAGCCCTACGCACCCCTCCTCGGCGCCGTCGACGTGTCGGTGGTCTTCCGGTTCCCACGACCGAAGGGGCACTACCGGACCGGCCGGAACGCCCACCTCCTGCGCGAGGACGCCCCGACGTACGTCACGAGCCGGCCAGATCTCGACAAGATCCTGCGGTCGACGTTCGACGCGCTCGGAGAGGCAGGCGTCTGGCGGGACGACTCGCAGGTCGTCCGGGTGTGCGCCTCGAAGGTCTACGCCGACGCCAGGCCAGCAGGCGCAACGGTCCAGCTCTGCGACCTGCACGCCGGCTACGGCGACCCGCTCGAGGCCAAGGACGGTGCGGCGTGATCCTGTCCTGGGCCCCCATCGACGGGGCGCTGATGGTCAGCGGCAGCCGAGCTGCCGCGATCGACACGGCGTGGCTACAGGTCCCGGCGGCCGACCGCACCCCTGCTCGACGTCGGCTCGTCATCGCACTGGTGGACTGGGTCCGGGAGTACCACGAGCAGACCGGACGGCTCGCGCCGGAACCCGCTGCCGTTGAGGGCGGTGCGGCGTGAGCACCACGGCCTCGGTCCTCGCTCTCTGCGAGCACCTTCACTACGTCTCCGGCTGCGACCGCTGCGAGATCCGCCGCATGGCGGCAGTTGACTTCCTGCTCGGGCTGCTCGACGAGACAGAGGCAGCCCTGGACGGCGCCCCATGACCGTGGAGTCCTGGCAGACCGGACCGGACGCCTACAGCACAGCCGACTTGCCCTACCTGCCAGAGCGTGACGGCCGGTTCCACTACGCTGCCGACGCGGTCGCCGACGTGGAGCGGAACACCTGCGGCAACGGCCTCGGCTGTAAGCACGCCGGGACGTGAGCCGAGGTCAAGGAGCATGGTCCGCCGCAGCATCGGCCCCACCGACACCTACCCCGGCGGCCCGCGCGCCCTGGCCCGCGACGTCGGCCTGTCCCTGCCGGGTGGCTGCGGGTCCTACGCCGACGTCGAGGACGCCGCCGTCGTGGCCTACGCATCCCGCAGCGGAAAGGCACGTCTCGTCGTCTGTGGGCCTCTGTCGCCGTCTCCCGCCCCGTCGGGGTCCGCGAGTACCGACCGACCATCCAGCGAGCGACAGAGAGGCATACAGCGATGACAGGACCGGACGAGGGGGACGGCTACCTCCCACCACTTCGACGTGACACCTTCGTCATCGCGGTTGGCAACTGGTGGCTCCGACACTTCCTGTCGCTCGACTGCCTCGTGACGCTGGACGACACCTACCGGCGCGGACTGGCGGCAAGGGCAGCCTCGCGCAAGAGCGGCGGCACCCCATGACCCGCTGCCTGCACGGCACGCCCGTCGAGCTGCCCGCCGCCCGCTGCATCGTCTGCTACCACGGACTCACCGCGGACGACACACAGACCTGCGAGACGTGCATCGCCGCAACCCGCACCCGGATGGACGACATCGCCGACATGTGGGCCGAGCTGCCCGACCACCTCGAACGCCACCCGGAAGGAGACATGCCCGGCGGCGACGCTCAAGTCCTGCTCGCGGCTGGGAGCGAAGGACTCTCCGAGGACGAGCAGACCGTCCGCGGCAACGACCCCGGCAGCGTCGCCTTCGACCTCGGCTGGTGGGCGATGGACTGGAGCGAAGAACGCGGGGACGACCTGAACTTCGGCCCGCCTCCCCGTGACGGTCGACAGCGCCCACCTGACACGGTCGTCGTCGTAGCTCTCGACTACCTGCTGGCACACGGGCGCTGGGCCGCACAGCACCACCTCGGCTACGACGCCTACGCCGCCGACATCCGCAAGCTGCACGCCCGGATGGAGACCGTCACGGCCCGTCATCGCGCACCGACCCGGGCAGGCGTCCCGTGCTTCGACTGCGGCGGGGATCTCGTCCACGAGGTCGACGAGGACAACGGGCTCGAGGACTGCGAGTGGACTTGCCAACTGTGCCGCCGTCGCTACACCGACCGGGCGTATGCGCTGGCGCTGTCCATGCACGTCCAGGACGCGAGCATGGTGACGATCGACGGGGAGCAGTGGGCGACCGTCGCCCGGCTGGCGCACGACCTTGGCCGGAGCCTGCGGACGGTGCAGGCCTGGCACACCCGCGGCATCGTCCGCACGGTCCGTCGACGTGGAGTGCTGCTGCTGCACGTCGGCGAGACACGCGCCCGTCACCTCCCGTGGTGGCTGCCCGTGGGTGTCGGGCCGATGACGCCGGCCGACCATGCCGCCGCCGAGGTGGTGCTGCGTGCTCGCCTGGCGCAGCGTGCGACACGCCGCGCGTGGCAGGAGGTTGCGTGATGATCCCAACGTGCTGCATCATTGAGGGCGAGCCCCCATGCCCTCGTGCAGGCGGGGCCTTCGTCGTTAGAGACCCCGGCGCCTGCGTCAACAGGCCCGGGGCATGGCCCACCTGGTGAGAGGTGAACATCGTGAACGCTACTGCCTGCCTGCTGTGGACCGGCACGAAGGAAGGCAAGGGGTACGGCTACATCCAGTTGGACGGCTACCGCGTGGCTGTTCATCGGCGTGCCTTCCTCAACGCCTACGGCTACATGCCGCCTGTCGTTCGGCATACCTGCGACACTCCGGCCTGCTACTCCCCGAGCCATCTGATGCCCGGAACTCAACGCGAGAATGTCTGGGACGCGGAGGGTCGCGGTCGGGCAGTGCATCCGCGCGGCGTCGCAAATGGGCGGGCACTGTTGACGGAGCCGGACGTGCGTGCCATCCGTGCTTCGACCCGGAAGCCCACGGCGCTGGCCCGTGAGTACGGGGTCAGTAGGGGCGCGATCCGTCACATCATCGAGCGCAAGACCTGGAAGCAGGTCGCATAGCGGTCCGGGAACGGGAGGCCACCATGCCCCGTGACCTGGGCCAGAGGGGCTGTTGGCGGTAGTTGGCCACCACGAAACTCGCAGGTCAGAGGGCATGTCCTTGCAGGGGACACGCTTAGCGTTACTCCACCTTGGCCAGCACCGTCGGGCGATCAGGGGAGGCCACCATGCCCCGTGACCTGACCCTGCACGTCCGCATCACCCGCTACGAGGTCGGCTGCCGGATGTGCGGCTGGGCGGCGAGCATCCGGGACCTCGACGACGCCGCCGACGCCCTCGACGCGCACCGCCAACCGGTGCTGCTGGCGCTGCACTCCCGGCTCAACGACGGGCCGGTCGAGCGGTGGGTGTGTCGGAAGCCGAAGGTGCTGCGGTGACCTGCCCGCGGCTGACCTGCCTCGCCGTCCTCATCGGCAGCGCGGTCGGCCTGGTCTACGGGCTGCTGACCTACCGCGAGGCGACACCGTGAGCGTCGAGCGCAAGGCAGAGCAGGACGCACACGAAGCCCTGCGAGACACCATCCGCGCCGCCGCGCTCGCCACTACTGACCGCCGAGCAGCCGACGAACCGGACGACATCGACCCCGAGTACAGGGATGGCCTGGCGACAGGCGTCATCGTGGACTACATCGTGGTCGCGGTCTTCGACAACGGCAGCGACGTCCACGACTTCGCCGTCGTCCTGCGCACCGACGGCAAGGCAGCGCACTACCGGATGCGCGGGATACTCGCCACGGCGTTCGAAGACCTCGGGTGACACCGTATAGATCGAGACCCCGAGATTTATAGGCTTGCGGTGAGTCACTGACGTCGATGCTCACACCCTGACCCTCGCCCACACTGCAACACCCTCGGCCCCGGAGGCTGGCATGGCAGACGACGAGGACGACGTCTTCACCCTCGACTGGCGAGACCTCGCCGAGGGGTGTCTCATGCACGATTCACCGCATGCGCTGGCCGCATGGGCGGACCTGCGGCGGTGGGTGCCCGAGCAGCGGGACGCGGAGTGAGCAACCCACGGCGCGCCAACGGCCACCGTCGGGATCAGGTGCGAGCCCGCGTCCTACGCGAAGAGCACGACTGCTGGCTGTGCCACCTACCCGTAGACAAGACCCTGTCGACGCCGCACCCGGGCAGCCCCGAGGTGGACGAAGTCGTCCCCGTCTCGCTCGGCGGCTCGCCCATCGACCGGCGCAACTGTCGCCTTGCCCATCGACTGTGCAACATCAGGCGCGGCAACGGCACCAAGGCCAAGCCGGCGGTCGTCGGGCTCGTCACGTCTCGGAGGTGGACGGTGGGCGAGGTCCCCCTCGGCGCAGGGCCACGGCAACCTCCGGCATAGGGCTACGTCTGTCCCTGAACGATTTTTCGGAGGCGAGTATGGCGAAGCCCCTTCGAGCCGTCACAGCCGGCGAGAAGGCCCCTGCAGCCCCCGCACGCACCGTTGCTGAGGCCGTCGAGTCCGGGTCCCAGCGTGACCAGCTCGTCGCGATGCGATCTCGGATCGCCAAGGCCATCGACGACCCGAACATCCGTGGCGCCGATCTTGCCGCTCTGTCCCGCCGGCTGCTCGAAATCGGCCGCGAGGTCGACGCGATCGACGCGGCCAGTGAGCAGGAGGCGAGGGAGAATGCCGAAGTCCCCGACGACGCCTGGGACGCCTCGGCTGTCTGACCTTGCCCGGCACGTCGTCGTCCCGAAGGGGATCACGGCGACGGCCTGGCCTCCGGTCGTGGCGAAGTGCGCCGAACTCGGCATCGGATTCGATCCCTGGCAGCACGGGGCCGGCCGGGTCATCCTCGCCAAGCGGGGCGACGGGAAGTACGCGGCCAGTGTCGGCGGCGTCGTCCTGTCGATTCCGCGCCAGGTAGGCAAGACGTACATGATCGGCGCGATCGTCTTCGCGCTGTGCCTGCTGTCGCCCAACATGACGGTCATTTGGACGGCACACCGCCTCCGCACGGCGAACGAGACGTTCCGGGCGATGCGCGGGATGGCGAAGCGCAAGAAGGTTGCGCCGTTCGTCGAGAAGATCGTCCTCGGCTCGGGCGATGAGGAGATCCAGTTCCGCAACGGCTCACGCATCCTGTTCGGCGCTCGGGAACGTGGCTTCGGTGTCGGCTTCGCCGAGGTCGACGTCCTCGTGGTCGATGAGGCACAGCGGGCTACAACCGCAGCTCTCGACGACATGGTCCCGACCACGAACCAGTCGAAGCAGCCGGCCGGCCCGCTCCTGTTCTTCATGGGCACGCCGCCTCGACCGACTGATTCCGGCGAGGTCTTTCGGCAGAAACGCAAGGAAGCCTTGTCCGGCGAGGACGATGACACGGCCTACATCGAGTTCTCGGCCGATCGCGACGCCGACCCTGACGACTGGCTTCAGGTCGCCAAGGCCAACCCCTCACACCCACTGCGGACGCCGCGCGAGGCCATCCTGCGGATGAGGAAGAACCTCACCGAGGACTCCTTTCTCCGTGAAGGGCTCGGCATCTGGGATGAGCTCGAGGAGGTCGAGCGGGTCATCCCGTCCGACATCTGGAACGCGCTCGCCGCGGACAGCGACGCACCAGCCCAGAACGTGCCGCCGTCGGCTGTCGGCGTGGACATGTCCCACGACCGTGTGCTGGCGATCTCCGGCTGCTGGCTGAACGCGCCCGCCGCCCACGTCGAGGTTCTGGCGCTGACCGTGGCGTCGGACGCCGATGCGGTCGAGTGGCTGGTCGAGCGCTGCGGCCGGCGCATCCCGGTTGTCATTGACTCCCTGAGCCCGGCAGCGTCCCTGATCCCGACCCTCAAAGGCAGGCGCGTCCGGGTGATCGTCACGAGCGCCACCGACATGTCTAAGGCGTGCGGCGGCCTGTTCTCCGACGCGATTGGCGGGCACTTGACGCACGCCGATCAGGACCAGCTCACCAACGCTCTCGCCGGCGCTACCAAGCGGAAGATCGGCGACGCGGGCGGCTGGGGCTGGGACCGCAAGGACCCGACCGTCAACATCGCGCCGCTCGTGTCCGTGACCCTGGCCCGCTTCGGTGCCGTGGTCACGGCCAAGCCGAAGTCATCCAACCAGGGCGAGGGCAGGAGGGCGGTCGTACTGTGATCCACGAAACGCTGACCGTCCCCGGCCTGTCCGACGACGAGCAGCGAACCCTCAATCTGCTCCTCGAGCAGCTTGCGGCCAAGCAGCCTCGCAACCTGCTGCGCGCCTCCTACTACGACGGCAAGCGGGCGATCCGGCAGGTCGGCTCAGTGATCCCGCCGCAGTACTACCGCCTCGGCATCGTCCTCGGCTGGTCGGCGAAGGCCGTGGACCTTCTGGCCCGACGCTGCAACCTCGGCGGCTTCGTCTGGCCCGACGGCGACCTAGATGCCCTCGGCTACGGCGAGACGTGGGAAGGCAACCACCTCGCCTCAGAGGTGTCGTCAGCGCTGGTGTCATCGCTCATCCACGGCGTCTCGTTCCTTGTGAACACCCGCGGCGACGAGTCGGCCGGCGAGCCTGCCGGGCTGATCCACGTCAAGGACGCGCTGAACGCGACCGGCATCTGGAACCCCCGCACCCGTCGGCTCGACAACCTGCTGTCGATCACCGGCCGGGACGACAAGGGCCGACCCAACAGCTTCGCCCTCTACCTCGACGGCCTGACGGTCGACGCGGCGAAGGTCGACCGTGTGTGGCAGATCGATCGGCAGGAGCACCCGTGGGGCGTGCCGGCGGAGCCGATGGTCTACAAGCCGCGGGCTGGCGAGCCGTTCGGCGGCTCGCGCATCTCCCGCCCGGTGATGTCGCTCCACGACCAGGCGCTGCGGGCCATCATCCGGCTTGAGGGCCACATGGACGTGTACTCCTTCCCGGAGATGTGGCTCCTCGGCGCGGACGAGAGCATCTTCAAGAACCCGGACGGCTCGCAGAAGGCCGCGTGGCAGGTCATGCTCGGTCGGATCAAGGCGATCCCGGACGATGACGGCGCGACGCCGGGCAATGAGCGGGCCGATGTGAAGCAGTTCTCGGCGTCGTCGCCTGACCCGCACCTGGCGCAGCTCAACGCGCTGTCGAAGATGTTCGCGCGCGAGTTGAGCCTGCCGGACACGGCAGTGGCGATCACGGACATCGCGAATCCCACCTCGGCCGAGTCCTACGACGCGTCCCAACACGAGCTCATCGCTGAGGCTGAGGGCGCGACGGACGACTACAGCCGCCCGCTTCTTCGGACTCTG